CCCCTCGCCCATTACTGGGCTACCATGGTCGGAATATTCCTCTCATGGTCGTGTAGATCGACGTAGTCCTATAACGCTTCGTACCCCGTACTATGTACGGATCGGTCGCGTTTTCCTCCCCCATCCTAGCGTAAGTGCTATATGATGGGATGAGGACGTCGGTTTGGAATGCCCTCGCGTAACGCTGAGGCACTCCCTTCCAACTTCGGAAGTATCCTCCACAATAGCCGCGCTTTCCGTCAGGCCCTTCAGACAGGTAATAATCACCTAAAAGGTGACCATCACCATACCCGTCAGGCCCGAATAGGCGCTTCCTCTTCACCGTACGATGCAGGCAGATCCTCGCTAAGGATCTTTCCTGTTTCCGCATGAAGAAGTTATGAGCTATATATAGAGTCCTCTCGGAAACCTCTTTCTTGAGGTACCAAGGGCGTACGTCAAAACCGAAGAACCAGTCAGCGCCGCAAGACTCCCGGAAGTATCCATAGCAGAACGACTTCTTGCTGTTCAGCTCGAAGCCGCACCACGTTAGGACCTTTTCTAGGAGAGTATAAGCGCCAACGGGGACGATAATATCGTCCCCATAGACCTCGATAGGGAACCCCTTCGAAAGGGCGCCATTTTCGAGGAAGACTGGCATGGCCAGCAAGTTCAGATAATCGCAAACCGCAAGAGCTAAAGAGTAGAAAATCAGACTCTCCAGCTCAAAGGTATACGCGTTGCCCATCGAACTAAATTTCTCTAGTTCGACGAGTTCATCTCCGAACTCGACGCTTTCCGATCTAAAATGGTCCAACAAGTCGAACCACTCAAACGGTAGAAGCGACATGACCAAGGCGTAAGACACAGTATCGGACGCGCTAGAAAGATCGATCGTAGCATAGTTGCCACGAACGCTCCCCTCGCACGCCCTACTCTGGTTTCTTCCTTGGTCACGCAGGTCGACCCCGTACAAACCGAGCCGGTTCTTCATGTAGCTCCCGATCCCTTTCTGCCCTAAGGCATTCAGGGAAGGCTCCACACAGATGGTTCGATCCGTCTTAGAGGTCTTCGGCACAAACCCGAGGCGAGCTGGCCGCACTTCGACAGGCACCGTATGCACGACGTCCCCCGTTTCCGGGAAGACGGAATGTTTAACGGCGACCGCGTCGCACCACTGGGGAAACTCCGCAAGGAAGCTTCCCAGCCAACCCACCAAGGACTTGCTACACTGCATTGGCGCTGCTAGCTTCGTTCTGAAGCTAGCTATACGCCCAACGACGTTAGTCGATGCACCAGGTCCGAAGAGAAAGGACATTTCCGAGAACTCAGGGACGCGCCCAAGTATCTGAGCGATTATCCGTTGGGCAGTGTGAAGTACACTGGCAACGTCCCTTTCGGGACGCTCAGTCCAAAGGCGCGTATTAGTCACTCGGCACTTCTCTTCTGCTAGCCTAAACTTGGATACAGCCTCACTTTCCCTGTCGTACCCCAGATCGAGGAAATCTTGTTTTTCAACAAGGGCCTTAATCTGGCGCGCGTATAGGTAGTCATTCAGCTGGTCCTTGTTCAACGCGAGAGGGTCGATTTCGAAATCGACCAGAGCGCGATAGGCACCCTTCTGAACAAGAGCATTAAGCCGCTTGCTCAGCGGGCCACCCAGACGAGCACATTCGTTAGAAAGCTCCTGGATCAGGTCAAGGGTTTCCCCTCTCCCTTTCGATTCCTCAAATGCGAACATTTACCCCTCCTTATAGGGCTAAGTTAGCATCCACCCTAGCGGTTCCAACCGCTAATTGGGCGAGATAAGGCTAATGAACGCTTGCGGGATGGGCAACGTGGAATTCTTCCACGCGTCCGCCGCGGCGTTGTTCGCCAGAGTGCCTGTGTTGGTGGTGCTGGATGCACCTTGGACAACACCGGCCATCATCCGCAGGAGGTTCGCACGGTCAGCGATCGTAGATCGAGCCGGAGCGAACATCGTGACAATGCCAACCATCGCGTAAGCGACAGCGGGCGGTGCCACGTAACCAGCGGAAGTTCCCGAGGCGCCAAGAGTCTCCATAACGGGGACCTCAAGCTTCGCCGTTGCCTTGTAGTCGCCCGACTTGACTCTCTCGATTGAGAAGGTCAGTCTCGGTTGACCATCAACCGGTACGTTCGCGACAGCCGCCCGCCAAAACGGGAAAGGGCTGTCCGTGATCGGTTGCAAGGTAAACTCTGTCGGAGTACCGTCGTCTTTGACGAGAAGATTCGTCATTGCGGCCATTGTAAGGCCTCCTTTGCTTTGTTATTTCAACGCGGGTCGTGAACACTGGAAATCATGCGCCTCAGGTCTTCGGGCAGGAAAACGAGGTTACCCTCGTCAACCAACTTCGAAAACCACAGCACAGCCAGCTTCACTCTGTCCCTTCGAGGAAGGCCAAAAAGGCCAACCTTATTTGGGTCAGTGTTAATGACATTTAGCCGATACAGGGTATCCGCATAGCGCTGAAGCCGACCAACTTGGCCGGTCTCAGCATCTATGCAGAGGAACCCTGCAAGAGCGAGGTCAACTGAAGCACGAGGCTGAGTCTGTTTCGAGATACGCATGAGAACTCCTTATGTTCACTTTAAAACTCTGGCACACACCTGTGTTACCCAGAGAGTGGATCGGACTTCTAGCGGAGTCTTTGGTGGATTAGCGACACTGCACTCAGGATCCTTCGAGGCGATAAAGCCTCTGGGACTGACCTGAACGAAGGTCGCGGGACATCAATCGCGCTGGTAGGGACCCTCGACATTCTGAACGCCTCCTGTTTGACCTTGCTTTTAGCAATAGAAGCAAGCCAAACAGGGTCGCCAGAAATAAAAGGGCCTTGTTTCCAGCCGGCTCGTTCGGTCCATAGGAACCGTCCGTTCAACTTGGGTATAACACTCCAAGCGGATAGGTAGCTGCCAATCGGTAAAAACCAATCGACAACAAACGAGTAAGGCACCAGTTCCCAAGCTACCGTTAGCGGGTCGAGTAGACCCAAACTGCGGGCAAGACTTAAATCCTCGTAGAGCTCACAAAGGAGCACCTGGGAATAAGTCCAATGGGCCAAATTTACATATGGCCCAGTGCTAGGGTAAACTAGCGTCTTTCTCTTGACAGCAGAAGATACCCGGAACCTCAACACCCTCGGACCAGTCAACGCCTCCAAGGCCTTAGCGGCCTCATAGGACTGACTAATCAGGGGCATGAAGGCATACTGGGTCTCCAGCCACCTTCCCGACAAATCCCGTGCATTCAAAGGACGGATACCGCCCCGCACAGGCTGACGTCTTCCACTCCCGAGCTCCCTAAGGGCCGCAGAAATGCGGCCGTGCTTAAGGTGCAAAAGAGCAGACCCCACAGACTGGACATTCCTCACCAAAGTACCATAGGTCTTACCGGCCTCGGCCAAATTAACGCCGAGATCGAAGGAGTGACCCCTAACTTTCGCAGCAAGCTTATTCAGCATGTTGTTAAAGTCGTTGTTACTCCAACCACAGGTACCCCTCCACTCGGCCATCGTAATAGATGGTGGCCCAGCGGAGTGCTCGCGCAAATCCTCTTGTGGGATTTGCCTTCGCTTCTGATGAAGTAATGTGTAGCTGTTCCACTTATCTCGGATCCCTCCGAAATAAGGCTCGGTTTTGCCGTTCGACCCGCTCCACGCCTTGTGGGCGAAGTACGAGCGATCGGCAGCCTCGACGGTCCAACTACCAGTCGTCACTTCAGACCTTCCATGACACAGGCTCCAAAGGGGCCTGCGCCTTCAGGAAGGCGCTTGTAATCCTCCCGCATGACGATGTTACGGCAACCATTAAGGCCGCCGCAGCAGAGTCGCGTTGAGAGAGGAAGCGTTAGGTCCATAGAAAACTTCCGAGGATTCTCTGAAATAGCTCGACCCAAGGCGCCGAATCTGTACTCGAGGCAAAAAGCCACGAGATCAGAAGTATCGACGTCAAGAAAGTCGTAAGGCACGTCCAACCAACGACCCTCGACCGGTATTTCCGGAAAGAGGGAAAGCTGAGCAGGATGAGCTTCGCTATCCATTGACAACTCCTCATAGTAAACTATGCTCCGAAGCTTTGCGCCAACTGGCGGCTAGGTGACTAACCTAGCGACGTGCCCC